ATGTAGATAGGTTTCTCTTTCCGCAGCTCGTCAAATAAATCCCAGTCTACATTTCCTTTCGAATCCTTCGGCCTTTCGGAAAGAACCTCAAAGCCGCCAATTTCCGCCACACCCTGCAATGTTTCTAATGCCATGTCACACCTTCTTTTTAGGTTTTCTCTTTTTCTTCCGCCCAGCCATAGTCATAGTAAGAATAAACACATTACTACAATCAACACCTTGTTCACGGCAAATTCAACTAAGTTCACAAGCGGTCCTCCAACTTAGACTTTGCCCAGAACTTACCTCCAACTACAACAATCATGACAACCAGCATAAGAACTGATTGGCAATATTTATAGGTAGAGTGGATAAGTTTTAGAGTAGGAATTATTTCTTTCATTAACCTAACTCCATTTTAAATTAAGGAACCTTTGAACCTTCACCGCCATGGTTGAGGTAATACACCAAAGCTCGCTCCATGAGATGGACTTGCTTGCTCCCCTCGATAATGACTTGCTGGTTAAATGCTTTCATAAGCTGGGGGTGTATCCTGAAAGTTTTTGGTACCAGCTTAGACGTGCTTCTATTGCTTCTTATTTTTTCCAATGTGATTTTTTGTCTAACCATTCTCGATCCCGCCATGAATAAGGTTCTAGTAGAGCCTAAAGGTGTATCATCGGGTAATTCGAATGTAAAGGTTTGATTGCTAATAGGTGTCATACGGTGGGGAAAATATTTCTTTTAGGGGAGAGATACAAGGGCTACCAAATTGATAGCCCCATGCTATTCAAAAATTCATGGAACCGATTTCCACTTAGATAATGTAGACATGTAATCGCCGGTTGTAACGGCAGCATTACCCATAAAATCTTGAAATTCTGTGAATAATATCATCGCATCATCTAGCTGCTGCTTTGTCATGTCCGACCCAAAAACGACTTGATCCGACGACCAAGAGGCCATGCAAGAACTAACAGAGTTGTCATGATACGACTCTAGGATGTGTTTCGCCCTGTCCTGATACCCTAGAAGATTCATAGCTAACACACACATCCTAGTCCCGAGATCCTCGGTAGCCACACTCAGTGGAGTAAGGGCTGCTGTGTTTCCATACTTTAGATTCTGGCAAGTGCCATTATAGTCTGCTTGTGCAACAGCCACGTTTCCAAAGAATTTGGTTATCTGTTCCACGAGGGATACACCGCTAAGGTATTGGGTTTTGTTAAATTTCGTACCCACAGTCACCGGATCGGTATCAAGTGCAACAGCTGCTATTTTTACATTAGCATCAGTTTTCCAATAGGCATCGTATATATCCTGTGAGTCATCTAGAACTTCATTTAGGTCCCTAAATAAAGCCTTTGTATCATTCTGCAATTGCTTTGTTATTGATAGAGCCATTTCTAGTCCTTTTCTAAGTTATTACAAAGTCAGTGTTAAAGCTTTCATCCCCCACTTCGGTCGCCAGGGATGTAATACTGAATAGGGTATTGATTGAGATATTACGAGGGTCATTCCCTTGATCTCTCACGTAAACACCTATCTTATCCCCTGGATTGAGTATGGTGGCTGGCATGCCGGATGTTTGCCAGTATGTCCTGGCTCCCCTCACCTCTGAGGTGTGTAGGATACTCTGATCAAGTACAGCTTGGCCTTCAGTTGAGTAATGGATCTCAATATCATAGCTTCTGTTAGTGTTCGAAGAGGATGCTGAAACCCCGATCAGCTTCATAGGGAACAGGACCACTAAGAAAGTCTCATCGGCAGTATTGCCAGGATTCAACTCCATCCACTCGTCCTTAGATAAGCCTGTAGACCCCCACGTTATGTTAAAGGTCCCCAGTGATTCCAACATCCCCTCTTTAACATTGTCTGAAACAAAATTAGGATCACTCAGGAGTATATCCTGAGCATCCGGCACATGTTCATTAGGTACCCCGAAATCATCAGGGCCATCCTCCCACAATCCGTACTTGACGGGATTTCTAGCCATTAAAAATTACGCCTTCTTGACTGGATCGATCATCACCAACAGGTCGGTTGCATTCTGTGCAATCCCGGTTTGCCAAATATAACCAGCGCCAGCCATGGTGGTTGAGTGAGCAGTACCGTTCCAGAAGTACCTGTCCCCTGCTGTTGCACCAGACAGGACCCCTGTAACCACATCAAAATCTTTTGCTACCGCAATAGTGTTTGTCGCAACCCCAGCCGCCTGTGCAATCCCGACAATCATTTCTTTAACTGTGATGTTGGCGTACTCGCTCACCTCATCGTTGGTGCTAAAGTAGAGCGCATCTCCTTTGGCTACAGTGCCAGCGAGAACATGCTCATAAGCGGATGGGATGGCGTTCCCTAGTTCCTGTAGTGCCCCCTCGACATTGCCGGATGTAAAGTACCCGCCAACATCCTCTACGCCGATGATCGAAGCACCCTCACCGTTGGTGGTTGAGTTGAGGTCCTGAGCTGCAACGGCTTTCAGATCGTTAAACGCTGTGGACCAATCGATATCTAGGTCATCGGTATCAATCTCCAGTCCTTCAGCATTGACAGAGAGGACTCCGGCAGCAAATCCGATACCGCCACCAGCAGCTGATGAATCAATTCTGATATCAACTCCGACCTTAGTCAGTCCTGTCGAGGCAGTTGTGTTTTCCCAAAACTGCTGCGACCAGGAAGACCCACCGTAGTAATAAATCAGAGTCGACTCGTCATCAGCCGAAACGTGCATTCCGGTTGTGGGTGCTGTGAAGTCCCAGGAAGCACCATTCCATTCTGCTATGCTATTGTCCTGTCCGGCCCATGCGTTGATACCAACACCGTTGATGAGATATCTATCTCCGGACGTCGGCCCACCAGGGGGGTCTAGAAGATCAGCATCCAGCACTGAATCCTGCCACTCAAGGCCGGAGATGTTCGAGGCTATCTGGTCATCGACATACTTCTTATCGACGATCTCGGTGTCAGCACTAAATGTCGGGTGAGCAGAGTAGGAAACTTTTGCTGTATAGGCTCTGGATCCATCCACCAGGGAATACTGGGTGTGATCATCGTCACCAAGGCCACCAAGGCCTCCGTGGTCGATATCTGCATCGTTAATCATCGAGGCATCAATATGCCCGCCAGCATCGAGAACAATAGGCTTGCCTGCATCACCGGCACCGGCTGAGGCGTTTATGAAATCTGTGGTTTCGTAGGCCGAAACATCTTCCTGGAACCACCCATCAGCATCGTCGTCGTATAGAAAATTCTTTGCCATTACCCTAAACCCCCTTCAAATAAACTTCACTGCTTACTTGCTATTATCTCCCCCGTGTCGGGGTTGTAGCCAAAATGGGAATCCTCTAAGTGATATTTTTTCACTATCGATTCTTTGAAAGATTCACGTTCAGCTTGTCTTTTCTTTTTTGAGAACTCTAACCTTTTACCCGCTTCCCTCAGGGACCGGGTTTCGTTTTGGTTGAGTATGGTCCTTAGTTTAAAAACTTCGGCCTGAAGTGTAAGGTATCTTTCTTCCCCAGCGATCAATTGGTCTATTAAATCAAACTTATCGAACTCTAAAATTTCTTTGTCATTTAGGGTCTTCACACTTTTCATTTTGGGGGTCCTCTAGTTATATCACATTTAAGATTTTATTACTCGGGTCATGTTAGGGATTAAAAACATCCCCGTTGAGGAGGATGCTACTCCCAATATCTGCTTAGATCCAGTCGTTGGTGGGGTGGTAGTGTATCCCCCGGTCAGGCTCAAATAGACAACCTTGCTCCGGGTCAGTCCGGAAAGCCCTTGCAGACTACCAGTCAACATGACCTTACAGGTGGTTGGGGTGGGTTTCTCTATGATGGCACCGAAGACTATAGGCAGCGTCGGATTGTTGGATGCTGGTTTGACGGCCTTGTTGTCCTCAGTGACATCCTGATAAACAGGGTCCCCTACGGAAGCCGAGAGATCACACCCCATATCTACTACCACTCCCCCACTACTGCCGTCACCTCCACCGCAATTACTATTGAAGTCCTTCATAAACCATCAACCCCTATAACGGCGCGACTCTCTCCGCCACACTCATGTCCCCTGTCGACCCAACGTCTGGAACAAATACAAATTTCAAAAAGGCGGCAGAGAACCATACTCCGGGGATCGAAAGAATCATGGTCCGGGCGACAGGGCTTTCCGAGGTATGGAATGTCACTTCCTCACAGCTTACCAGAGCCTCCCAGTTGTAGGGGCTGGGAAAGATTGACGCCATAAAGGTGATGGTTCCAGCCACCCCGGCATCCCATTTGAATTGATACCCTAGGGCTTGCAAGGGTACAGACAAATCCTTGACTCCCATTTCAAAGGACACCGAGGCGTCCTCATCCACGAATAGCTCTGGGTTTAAAATTGCTAAGGCCACAACCCATCTCCTTTAATCTATCTGCCAGTCACCCAATTGGTTCCAAAGAATACTAACTTCAATGGGTCGTCATTGGTTGTTAGGACCAAGGTCCCGGCCCCTAAAATAGTTTCTGCACCATCGGGGTTTATGGTTAAGTTATCCGTTGCCCAGTTACTAGCGGCATCCACAATAGTAACTTCATCACCCTCAACACCTGCCGGGAGAGTTATGGTGAAAGCCGCTGTGGTTGCGGTGTCTGCCAGGATCTTATCCCCAGCCTTGGCTGTAAATGCTGATGTGGCTACAACCCATTGGGTTTGAAACCGACCATTGATTTTTACGTACTCAGGACGCGTCCCCCCCGCACTGCCGAAAGTCCCATCGATGAGGGGAGTAGTTATGTCACTGGTATTTTCAATAATTAATCGGTCACTGGCAGTGTTTGAGCTTCCCGCAAAATAACCGAGCAGAACGCAATCGTCGCCGGAACTGTTTTTCCCAGCACTATGACCGATTCCGATAGTTCGGTCTCCGCTTCCGCCGCCCCCAGCTTCGTAACCGATCCAGACTCCGTTACTTGAGGCGGCATCTCCTGAGTCAACCCCGATTGCAACACTGAAACCACCAGTTATAGCAGAAGGACCAACCGCAACAGCCCGATCAGCAGCCTGGGCGGAAGTTCCAAAAGCCATAGAGTTGAAGGATGCCGTTATTGCGTTGGCACCAATTGCCACGCAATTGGTTGCCGGTGCTGTTGCATTCAGACCGACTGCTATAGCATTGCCGCCATTAGCTACCGCACCATGGCCAATCGCCATAGCGTTGAGACCGCCAGCGACCCCGTCTGTTGCGCCAGTAATGTTTTGAGAAATCATGGCAGCCGTTCCACCGCCATCGCCTAGACCGGGATCACCGCCGCTCGGGGTCTCCCATGTTGGTGCAAGAGTTGTTCCTGCCGAGGTCAGGACCTGTCCAGCCGTTCCATTGGCAAGTCTGGTCCCCGCTCCAGAAGCGCCGCCGTAGATGAGATCACCACCCGTCGTCATAGGGGAGAGACCATCGAATGTTTGGTCGCCTGTATTGGTTCCCGAGTTTGTTCCTGTAATGTCGGAAGCCAGAGCGAGGGTTCCTGTCCCACCCGGAATAGTATGGGAGTTTATCGTTCCAACAGCCGCAAGATTTCCCGAATCATCTTGGGTAATAGTCCCATCTTTTATAATTTTTCCGGTGATTGAATCATACCGTGCCAGAGCATTCGCGGTCGCGCCCGCTGGTCCTACAACAGTGGCAGCAATTATTTCATCGGTTGCGGCTTCGAAATAGGTTGCCCATTCATGAACAGCGAGCTGCCAGTAGTTTTGCTGTTGTAGATTAGGACGCTCGCCCGGCTCTGTAACCAAGTTGCCCGGAACCGTTTGCCATCCTAGCTCATGTCTGGCAACTGTGGTGGCCTCAGTTAAGGCGGCCCCATCGGTCGCCCAGTCGGTTAGTTTTGTTGGTTTTGTAGCCATTTTTTATCCCTCTGGTCCAATATCTAGTTATATAGGTGCCTGAAACCAAGACATAGAGCCAGGACCACAACCAAAAGCGTTTGTGCTGAGTAAGCTACTATTATAATAACTCAGTCGAAAAGTCCCATCCGTGAGGGCCTGCATTTCCTCAATTACCCCTCCCGGACAATTAAACAAGTTATTTTGAGCCTGAGGAGGCCGAAACCTCGATGGTATTTCTACAGAGGATAGAGGGGCTCCTACATTGTCGTGAGACAGTTGACTCCATCGCATATTAACCAACCCTTGCCTCCTAGCTAGAAAGAGGTCTCCATTTATGTCATCAGAGCCGCTGTCCACTACATCTACTCTTGCCTCTTCTAGATCAGAGTACCACCCAGTTTGTGCTAAATGGTTCGCCGTGGTTATGTTGGCAGTAGCTACATCACTGAAAAGTGATATAGAGGATTCCCCGTTTATAGTCCGGTCCCCAGAAATATTGATCTGACCGTTGGCTCCTTGTTTAGTTATCCTTACCTGGTTCTCGGACCAATTAGTTAGCTCGACTGAATGTGTTGCACTGTCAGTATCTATCAAGAAATTAGCATACCCCTGACTACCATCGAGGACCCAATCGCTCTGACTGATGATTGTGTGAGTGCCTGTCCCCTGAGTAGTGAGGTCTATTGGGATGTGGTTCTTGGCATCACTCAGTGTGGCAGCAAGCTGAATCAGGCCACGGGCCAGCTTGATGACATAGTAGTTTGTGACTACCAGTAGTGGGGCAGGTAGACTTCCCGATGTCGAAATCTGGACTTTATCTCCAGTTTGCATACCCTCGTTACCTCCACTGAAGTTATTACCGGCAACATTTACTTCAGTGGTGGCTGTGAAATTACTGAAGTAATCCGTAATTTCCCGAGTGAAGCCGCTAGAGACAGTCGTGTAATTCAGTAAGTTCCAGTTATAGTAGTCCTTCCCTCCTTGGTCGGTGCCAAGAACAGTTCTGTCCACCTGTATTCGAGCAACATCACCTTTTGCCGACAAATTTAATTGCAGCAAGGTTGTTTGCCCTATAGTGGTTTCGTTGGAGGCTGTTTCGATAGTGACATTACTGCCAGAAATCCTGACAATATTGTAGACCCTGCCGTTATCATCAACACTGAAGTCTGACATCTCCGGTAGTATGATAATGGGTGGCGGTAAAGAGCTGTCACTATGTACAAAGAAAAACTCGTGACTCTCTGTCGCGTGAATATAAAAAGAGCCATTAGTATTCATGGCAAAATTGCCGGAACCCTGAGTGGTCAGATCGATGGCAGGGCCAGAATATTTATTGGCGAAAGTCCTTAGCTGGAAGGTATCGTCGTCGACCTTAAACACATAGTAATTGGTTGCTGTAGCTAGGGGGGTAGGCAGTGTTCCAGAAGAAAACACCACTCTGTCACCGGACTCAAAACCGTGACCCACATATGTAAATGTGTCGGCACCTGTGTCTACATTAGAGGACTCCACATCCGAATGTGTGATGGGGGTAATGTATCGAATCTGGGCGTTTGGTCTTTGGGTAGTGTCGAGGTTATCCTGCACAGTATCGATATTGTCTTGTAGCTCATCGTCCTGTAGCTGGAAATATTCGACCCACTCATGGACAGCTAACTGCCAGTAGTTCTGCATCTCAAGGTTGGGTCGCTCCCCAACTTGGCCAGGAAGATTGCCAGGTATTGTTTGCCATCCGAGATCGTGCTTTGTGGTGTCTGTCGCTGCGGTGAGTGCGGCCCCGTCGGTTGCCCAGTCTGTAACTTTAGTTGGTTTTGTAGCCATCCCGTTGGCCCCTTATATATTGAGTGAAGTGTAATTACCGCCACCAATGGTGACACCCCCAACCAGAGACCCAAACCCAACAGCATCGCTGTCGGAATCGACTCCAAAATAGTTGTCAACTAGAACTACATCTATACCTAATCCAACCCCGGCGGCCTTGGCCCCGAGCACGGCCTCTTGTATTTGAATAGCATCCGCCAGAACAGCTTCGGTGGCTATGCCAGTAATGTCGGTAGAGAAAAAGCTTCCGTTGTCGAAGGTATCATACACACCTCCGCCAAGAGTGTCTCCCCCTGCGTCCATAACCCCCCAGCCTGCTACAGTGTCATCACTAACAAAACCGAAAGATTCGAAACCATATAGAGATGCAGCCGATCCAAAAACTATCGACCCTGTTGAGCCGGTCAACCCTATGGTAAAGGCCAGCGTTATAGTATCGAAGGTGACAGGGACCGTAAGGCCAAACTGATCTAAAAAGGCATCAGTGATAACTGCGGCCAATTCGGATGCAGGTTTTTTACCAGGCTCTAGCGTGATCAGGTAGGGGTTGGACATCCCCGCATCGTAAATCGTTAATTCGTTATTGTCTTCTGTAACAACTAGGGCATGCTCGATCCCCACATCTAAAAGCATCTTGGCTGGAAACATTTCCCTGAGACTTAGGAGCGCGGCATCAGATCCTAGGATTTGGGAGGCAATGTTGAGGACATTATTCCCGGTTCCGTCGGAATTGTTTTCAGCAATTTGGGCTTGGATTTGAATCAGATATTCTGGATCCTCTAAACCATTCCGAGGCTGCCCGACTATTTGACCTATCCTATCGAGTTGGACACCAGCCGCACTAGAGAGGTCCAAGGCGGCAAGCATGGAAAACATGATGTCTTCTAACTGCTGGGCCGGCTCGACAAGGGAATAAATCAAACCCTCCCAGCCAGTGCAAAGGCCCTCCCTCCAAAAGGCGGGGTACAGTTGCTCCAGATCTCTGAACTTATCAGGAAGCCTTGCAAAGGCCTTGGCCTGATGGTCAGTAATTTTTACTATCTGGTCCACCATGGTTTCATCCTATAAATAAACGAAGTCGACTGACTCTATAGTAGCAAATTCGAAAGAAGAAATATCGATGATGGTTGAGACATAGGTAGCCCCATCGTCAGATATCTCGCAAGTCATTGTTTCAACCCCCTCGGAACCTACATCGGAAGCGGCACTTAAAATTTTGAAGGCCTTAACATCTGCCCCCGGTATGAGGTTGGCGGCACCATAATCCCCTACTGCCTGGGTTATGGCGGCCTCGGATGTTGCCAAATCATAGGAGGCATCCACCAGCAAGGTTAGTCTGACGTTTATGGCCACCGGCTCGACTTGAGAAAAATATACAGTTTTAGTATCGCCGATATCATCTATTGCATCTCCTCGGAAGTCCCCCTGGGTTTGAATACCCCCAGCCTTGGAATTCCAAAGTGTTTGAGCAATCAAATTCAGATTATCCACATCGCTTTGGTAAAGCTCTGCGAAAGTTACCACGGCCTGACTGGCCCCACCTGTTACGGTTGCTGCAAGGGTCAGGTTATTTTCGTCAGCACTCAGAGTCGTTATGGTGTCGGAACCGTCCGAATCGGAATCCCCAACCGCGGACTCTGCTTTGATAGCCGCTGCAATGTTGGTCAAGGTCGTTTCGTTGTCGGTGTCGAAAGCCACGGGGGATGCTGCAATAGGCACCGCATCGAGGGTAATAGCTATGGAATTCCCTGTAACCAAATCAGCATCGAAAGTCAGGGTAGTTTTTTGGGAGAGCTCTGCTGTGGCTATCGGAGACACGTAGGGGTTTATCGAATGGGGTGGGTAAACCCCGACTGCAAAATCGGTGTCGTTTAGCACCACTACAGCGGTCTGAATTATTTCGAGTAATTGCAAAGCAGACCTAATTCCGGACTCAGTCGAAGTCCCGACCCGTCCAAGCTCAGTCCTTCGTCTGATCTTAACTGCGGAGTCGGTCTCTTTTTCAGACCCCACCACAGCGGCCAGGGGGTTGTTCACCGATAACACATTGGCCGGGACCACAATCATATTCTTGAGGGTGTCCCCGGGGGCAGATAAGGCACCCACCTCATTGGCCGTAGCCTGCGAGGTTATGGTGTCTGTGCCGTCCAGTATGGTTGCCAAGGCGTCCGTTTCCCAAATAACGGTACCCGCTAGAGATGTGACTTGGGTGCCTGCCGGTACGACAACATCCCCGTCATTGGTACCGTTGGCCCGAGTGAATAGAAGAGATACGGTGGAGTAGGTGGCGGCTTCTCGAACCACACCGTTGTAAGCCAAGAGGGAGTCCAGATAAACTCCAAAGGAGTTATCGGGGGACGATGCTGAATAGACGGTTTGGAGGAGTTCATAGATCAGGGAATACCGTTCGGACATCACGCCGACGAGAGCACCCATAGGGTCCTTCTCTCCAAGGTCGATCCCCGAACCAAAGACCGATTCAAGGCGAGTACCGATTTGGGCTTTGATATCTGCTAGGCGGTCAATGACCAGCCCATTTTCATCGAAACTAGCCATTTACGTTCCCCTGCTTTGGCTTAGGTTGTAATCAAGTACCCCGTCTGAGGTGCGAATCCGTGTGGTAATATCTAATACTCGAGTAGAGGGATCGAAGTCCATTTCGAAAGTTTCGATATCCAACACCCCCGGGACTAATGAAATGGCTTTGAGGAAATAGGCCTCTATTGTGGACAGGGATGTAGACTTTTGCAATATCACTTGAAAGTAAGGCATCCCTTGGTCGAGGTCCAAGAACCACTCACCTTCATAGGAGGACAGAGCATTGGTTATGGATTGCTCCACCTCGTCAATCCCCTCGACTAGGGGCAATGCCCCATCGATCACAGCTATGTCCATATTTTGCAGACTAATATTCATTCCACACCCCTCAAAGGATCTGTCAGCGGTCCCGGAGTCGGGGCTACTGAATTGGTTCCAATGACAGTATAGGTCAATAACAAAAACGCTTCTCGTAATATCACAGGAAAATCGGAGAGCAGTGGATCCGAAGTCTCTGCAGCACTGGATAACTCCGCTATCTTGGCCTGACCCGCAGCTATCGAGGGGGCATCGGGAAGGGTAGAAACCACTACGGAAAAGGTCGTTGCCGGGGTCACTGGGGTAAAGGACACTGGAGGCGTTGCAATCATGGTACTAGCCAGAACCCCGGCACTAAAGGCCGTTTGCAGGGCAGCCACCCCACTACCGGGAGTGCTCGGATCTGCCCCAGCCAACCCAGTAACGAAGGCCGCCTTTCCGAAAGTGAATATCGGGGCAGGTGAGTACGTTTGGAGGGTCAGCAGATTATCCAAGAGTCCCCCGAGGTAGTCCGCAAGGGTTTGCTTCCACGAATCGTCTGACACTAAAGGAATATCAGCGTATTCGTTTTGCCAGTCCCCTACCGAACCTATACTCATGGCACCAACCCATCTAGAGTAGTTTGGACCCCCGCCAATGTTGTAACAACGGTAGGGTCAAAATTAACCGGCCCCATCGAGGACACCAAAGGTTTTTCCAAAATCTTCTCTATGATTTTCGAGACCGCTTGAACGAGCTCTACCTCCGATAGGGTTGACGCTGGGTCCGGGGTACCCTCGGGATCTCCAATCCAAATTTTATCCGAAAATATTTGATAGGCATCCTTTAAACCAGAAAGGACCCCTTGCTGTGAAAACAACCCGGGAAGTGCAACCGCATCGGAAATATCGTGGGTTCTAGCTGAGGTCAGTAAAACCTCACCCCCTTTGGTGAACCAGTCATCCAGGGATCGCTGGGAAAAAACTAAGCCCACCCCATCCCCCTTAGATAAAGGAAACTGAGCCCCCCGACTTGAAGACCTATTAAATATTACCGGGACATCAAAAATTTGAGGAAGGGACTCTGATACAGGGGGGTCAATATATGTAGCCTTGAAGGCCGGCTGGACAGTGCAAGTTTGAAGTAAGGCGTCATATTCAACCACAGTGGCGGGCATGAAGGTGTAGAGGTCCAGCATTTGAGACCGGATGGCGCTAAGAATAACATCTGTTGCCGAGGGTGTTTGATTCCCGACCTGTTGGATTTTCATGCTAGGGCACCTCCTGTAATTCCCGGCAAGGTTAGATAGGCTGCCATCGAACTATAAGGGTCCAGTTCTAAGTCCATGAACCAGTCCGGCCCATAGTTGTCGCCTTTGGTTACTACTCGGGATACCAAGTAAGTACCTCCCAACGACTTCTCCAAGGCATCAAGCTCTACGAGGGAGTTTGGGGTGATCTCAGGAATGATCAAGCACCGAACTTTAACTATGCTCCCGGATCTATAAGGGGACCCAATCATGCCAGTCCTACCGCTCAATTTTGTAATACCTACATTTCGAATAGCTTGTGTGGCTGGGTAGATATTATTCTTTTCGTTGTCCACCTCGTAAACGAAACCAAAATCATTCCCTAGATCGTCCAAGACTTTGTCGACGGTGCCGGAAAGGGATCTGCTCTTGCTTAGGGCTTTCCCAGTCTTAAAAATATAGCCCTGAGGTAAAGGGGACGCACCCAACACAGCCTGAATAATAGTGTCTACACTAGTCAGTTTAGGATACGCCTTATTAAAAACGGTGTTGGCAACATAGGTCACACCGTCGGAGGCATTCAAAACGGTGACATAGTTGGGGGCCTTCCACTCAGTAGAGGAATTTCCGGTACCCTTAAACAGGAGGGTTGTCTTGCCCCCGTATCCAGCAAACAGTTCTACCTGTATTTGAGGGGTCCCCTCTTTGGTGTCTAGTGCCGCAAGGGCGCTACGGTTTGCAGGGGATAGATTATAGACAGCTATGTTTGCCTTATTTTCCTTGGCCGAATTAGCCTTGGTAGTTTTGAAGGAGCACCGAAGCTTGTCTATAGTCACCTCCTTGTTTGTAATCAAGTTGGTAATTTTTAGCACATAGCTTCGCCTAAATAATTCAGCCATCGGACGCCTCGTTATATAGGAGTTTCACATCAGACCCCATTGCGAACCTGCCAGCATCTACAGCGTTTTCAGTATAGTTGATGCAAAGAAGGGTTCCGGGAGGTCGATTGTCCTGCCGGTTCTGGACTAAGAGATCGAGGTTTACCTGAAAAGGCATCCCCAATTCCACAGGAACCTTTTGATCGTCCAGCAAATCGAAAGTCCAAATACCCAGCCGGTCCAAATACCTGAACTGGAAATTATAATTTAATCCATCCAGCTCCGTAGAGAAGGAAAAGGAGGGATTAAGGTTTGTCACCGGGATTTCTAATAAAGCCATTACGACTCCCCAACTATTGGAGTGAGCTGAAAATACTTTGCTCACTGGCTAAAATTTCTCTCGCTTTACCTACAATCCCCCCATCATCCGAGTTCTCTGCAGCGGAGGACCCAGCGGGGTCGGCCATACTCAATTCGTTCTTAGAGGTTGCAGACTTAACTATTTCAACCTTAGTGCAGGACATCATGAACATTAGAGAGTCGCCGCTGGTTGCATTTTGTGGAAAGGATATACTGTCCATCACCATGTTGAGGTAAATTTCTTCTTGGAAATATGTTCGAAGGGTAAATGGGGTCCCTTGCTTGAACATTTCTATCAGTCCCTGCATTGCCTTTTTAGGAAATTCGGGATCGCTTTCCCCTCTGACAGTCAGTAATTGAGCAAAGGAAGTGCTCGACCCACTACCCCCCAAAGAGGCGGCCCTTGAAACCCCAGCAGCCAGAGCAGCCGTGGTAAAAGTTTTTGTCAGCCCCGTGAATTTCCCCCGATCGGCCAGCTGCTTTTGTAAGATAGAGCTGGCAGCGGTCAGCAGTAATTGAGTAGGTGATTGCGAAATCATCCCATTTAAAGAAAGTCTAAGAGGGGACGGCTGGACATGATCCGTGACATTCCCAATACTGCCTTCTACTGGAAAAGAAGTAACCTTAGCTTTTATCGAAGTATCTATTTTCATAGACACATCAAGAGGGAATTCCTTAGGGTCTTTGGTGATAGGGTCAACAAAGCTCATCACTGTCGGCCTGCCCTTCAGAGACTCCTCTACAAAGTTAGCCACTACATAGCCCTCCTCGGTTTCACCATGTTGTTTTGCATCTTCAACAGATCTTCTGAAAGTTTGAAAATGGCGTCGGCTGAGGCCTGCGGATCTAAACTGCCGTCAATTTTTATGTTTTGTTCGAGAGTGCTGTTAGTGTCTCCTGTGCTAGAAGAAGACCCTCCTGAGGGTGCAATGCTTGATGGATCGGGTACGATACCTGTCGGCCCTCCATGAACACCCCTCCTTATTTTATTTAAGACCCCCAAACGATCAGTATCCTCAAACATGGCCTTGAATGGGGACCCCACCCGGCGTGCTTCTCTGTCTCTTTTCTCATCTCCGGTTGGCTTCATTGCAAAACCCACAAGGATGTCCTTGAGTCCCTGACCGATCCCGCCCTCAAAGAGTTTGAAGAAATTCCCTATAACGGAACCTCTGCCATCTATGAAGTTGGCCAAGTCTTGTAGGGCCAAAAAGAGGCCGGTGACGGCGAACGTAGTGGGCATAAAGAACAACAACAGAGCAGACCCAGCAGCGAGCATAGCCGCCTTGTTGTCGAATCCGAACATTTTAAAGATACTGAAGCCACCTTTGATTAGCGTCCCCATGGACTCCAGAAAGTTTTTACCGTGACTGATAACAGTGACTAACCCTTCGCCACCGACCCACTCTTTAAAGGCATCGGCTATAGCTTTAGCCTGCGGGAGTATATGTCTACCGAGGTCTTCGCCAATCACAATGAATGAATCTTTGATGTTGGAAAGGATACCAAACAATGTTCTGGATTGTAGCTCCATTGCATCATGGAATAGACCGCCTGCTCCAGTCAT